AACCACCCACTGTGCAGATCCGTTGTTTGCGGTTAGTGTAGTCACGGGTATATAAGCACTACTAACAAATTTGAGATTATCAGCCGACGATACTGTGTACATGTATTTCCAAATGTACCCGTCGGTAGTCCTTAGAACATTGGTTGATGTGCCGGTCGGCTTTACAACTGACGCCGCGCCCTTGCTATTATAAAGACACTTGTACACATTCAGTATATCAGTATACACAAAAAAGGTATTCGAAGCGGCAGGATCAGCAAATAGAACTGTATTGTCGCTTGCATATTCCCGATAACTCGTATTATTAGCCCAATTGTATCTTGGTACTACGTACGAAACATCATTAATGAGCAATTTCTTAGATGCAATCATGCCGCGCCAATAATCAAAATCAGTATTTGCTACTGACTCAAGTGGCGTCGGTGGATTATTATCATCGGCGAATGCTTGAATACCAGAAACGAACAGATATAGATTTGTTTTTGAAGCTTCTTCAAAAGCTTCATAAAACTGTTCTGCATTGTGATGATGAAAGTATCGTGTTACTAAACTTGCCATTTTTTCTCATATGTAAAAGTATGAACTATTTATAATAAATTATGCATAACTTGTATTCGAGGTTACAGTTAATATAACATTCGCGGTACTTGTTGTAGCATAAGAACCGAACAATTTCATGCCGGCAGGGTGTAATATTCGTTTGACTATTGTATCATATGTCTTAAGAAACTCAGGAACCTTAATAACATACGAGTATTCCTGATAGTAATAGTTGTCTTGCAGTTTATTATTCCACGATAACCAACCGCGCGTATCTATATATTTGCCGGTATAAGCAACGATTCCAGAAACAGTTGCATCGCCGAAACCTGGTTGCGTGGCGCTGCGTGTAAGATTTGCTATATCGACGACTTCTTTGCGAGTATATCCGCCGCCAAACGATTGAATGCTGACCGATAGAATAGTTCCTGTAACATTACGAGCTAGAATAGTTGAGTTATTGCCTTTCCATTTGCCGGTGCCGTCTGGAATTAGTAATGCGAAGACGGGCTCAAACACGGCGGTTGTAGTTGGTAGTGCTGTATCATACCCGAATCCGTAGTTAGTCATAGTTAATGCAGAGATCGTGCCGATGATAGAATTAGAAAATGCAAGGCCGGTTTGTAGAGGAGACGATACGTTAGCAGAAGCCAAGTTTGCACTCACTGCCGCCGTATTAGCACCAAGCGAAACAAATGTTGGACCAGTATTTAATACTACACTTGACATCGCGCCAATTAAGTCGGTGTTAAACAGAAGAATTTCTGTACCTGAAATTCCAGATACGGTGTAATTTGCAAGTGATCCAGACCCGCCGGTTACCGTTATAAGAGAATTTGTCTGGTATCCGCTCCCGCCATTAACGATATAAAACTCAACAGCCGAAGTGTCTGATATTTCAGTTACGGTCCCGATAGCACCAGATCCGCCAGGACTTGTAAATGATACTGAGTCACCGGTCTGATGAAACGCACCACCAGAAACGATAGTCATTGATCGCAAAGAACCCTGAGTACTAAGAATCGTTGCGTTAACTGTGTTGCCGCTATTATGAATTAGTTCGCCGTCTTGAAATGTGCCGCTAATATCAATAAGAAACAATTCATCAACGAGAATGCCGCGTTCGATAGTTCCAACGATCCGATCTACTTTTGCGGACGCGCCGGATATACCCCCAAACAATGAACTTCCAGCTAACGTATCTAATATTCCAAGCCGAGGAGCTGCAACTCTTATAGATGTTTCTTGTATCCATCTGCCATCTGAAGCTCGGAGCATGTCATCTCCGGGATAATAAAAATCAATTTCTTCATTATATAGAATTCTGAATAACAATTGGTACGATGCTTCACTTCCTCGTGATCTGTAGATGTCTTTGATGTGTTTTAGTAACAGCGGTTTATCAGCTAGAATATCCCTCGGAATTGATTCCATAATCTCCCGGTGGAAGTATTCAAGATATTTGTCATACGTAGTATCGATGTCTTGATATACAAGCAGATTTTTACTAACTTCAAGCGCGTTGTTAGCTTGTTCCATCCACTCATAATAAGCTTTAACGAACGCGACCAACTTCGGCCCATCATCACGAGCAAAATCTGGAAACTGGGCTTCTACAAGACTTGAAACTTTTTGGTCTGTTGACATTAATAAACCACCGAGTTAATTCCAGTATCTACAACCGTTGTAGTTACGCCTGCCGTCGTCGCTTCCTGTGTAACCGCAACCACAATATTTGTAGTATCATCTATTACAGCGACAGTAGCACCCGCAAACAACAAAATCTGATTTCGTACTGCAGTGATATCATTTTTTAGTGCATCTGCATATATACTCAATTCGTTCCCAGCAAAAGCCGTCGGAAAAAATGAATTGAGTGTAAGTAATCCGGTAGTATAATCTATAGTTCCGAGTGAATCTCTTATATAAACAATAGATTCATCTGATTGTATGTAATAAGAACGAAGTATTCCTTCACCGTCGTCATCTATATATGCCGTCTGAGCGGCTGATGTAAAAGCAGTAGACGAAACGTGGTGTGAACCGGAGTGTGATGTGTGGCCGAGAGAAATTGGGCTGTCTATTGTATTATTAAATGCGAGTCGATATGTAGTAGCGGCTGTAATGCTCGGCACAAAGCGCTTTTCCATCTTCACCGCTGCGCTACTCGATACAATAGAAGTATCAGCATCATCGAGTGCGCGGATGAACCGACTGTGCCGAAATTTGTTATTAGTAAAGGTCCCGAGATTATTAGTTTCAAACGTCACAATAGCAGTAAGTACTTTTGTCTGTACAGCTGTTGCGCTTAGTGTAGTAAGATTAGGATTATATCGGACGATCACGGTGGGTTTAATATAGAGGAATGATGCATCTACAAATTCAGGATCAACGGACACAATATTATAGCGCTTTAATTGACGCTTCAATTGATTCTTTCGGTCCTGAGAAACAAGATTACCTGAGCTTGGTTTAACAGAAATATAGACTTTTCCGAAAATTGGTGGACTATTTTCTTCACCACCCCATACTGATACCGATGCCAGATCACCGTTTTCACGAAGAATAATTCGTTTATAATCTTCAGATAATACAGCACGATTCTGTGTTTCAAAATTCTTCGGTGCATTAAACTTAATTGACGCGATGGATTCTGTATTAGAACCACCGGCCGAAGCCGCAACCGCGGATGTAGTAAACGTAGAATAAGTGCCAAGAGTAGAAGGATCGGTAAACGCAGATATATCATTACCGCGTGAACCACTACAAATACGATAATTTACTACCACAATATTGCCAGTGACCGGGCTTTTTCCAAGAACGGCGTCGCCAAAATAAAGTTCGTACCGATCATTAGTGTCCTGAAGAAAATACACCGCTGAGTTTGCAAGCACTTGTGTGATATCATCGGCCTGAACATACCGAGTTAGTGTAGTATCCACACTCGACGTCTGCACATCGACTAATAGCGAGGTTGTATCAACATCTGCATTAGGAAGAATATAGCGAACTGGACTACTTGTATCGACAGTAAACCTATGAGTTATTGGCCGACCCTCGGTGATAGTAATAGTCGAAGCATATACGCCATTATTCGCTGTTATAATAAATGCAGACGGAGTAACAAACTTGAGATCTTCGCCGTCGATTGCGGTAGTCCATTCAGTATTCCGAGCAATTGTAACCGTATCTGGTGTGCCGGTTGGTGTGATCGTAACAGCAAGTGTCGTTGAGGCCCCTCTCGCTGAACGAGGAGTATAACCGAGCATCTTAGCACGGGCGGTTACGTTATCCCTAAGTTGCGCCGAGTCCAAGAACATTTCGTTACCGACCATGCTTGCATAGAAAGCATTCTGATATGTGTTATATGCAAGCAGATCAAGAAGCATACTGATAGTCGACCCCTCGAAATTGTAATCAGTAAAGTCCGGTCGGCTCGAAATGAATGTTTTCATAGAAGCCTTCAGCCGATCAAAATCAAGCTCTGTTACACTGATAGTAGAATTAGCTGCCATTATCGTATACGCTCCAATAGGATATTGATTATAATAGGCTCAGAACTGTTTTGGACTCGAAATATAATAGTCACATTAAGCGCATTAGAATCAGGGGTTGCTTGCACTTTAATATCATCAAGCAATGCCCGTGGCTCGAAGTTATCTATAACCTGCCGAATGTTTTTAGAAATATTGAATTCCGTAAGTGTATCCATATTCTCGAATAGTTGTGAGCGTATATCTCCGCCCAGGGTAGGATTATATGGCCGCTCATAGAAATTAGTCAATACAAGGCTCTTCACACTCTGCTTCACTGCATCCCGATTAACCACCGGCTTTATATTACCAGTCACTGGATGCGCAGTAAAGCTAAGTGGTATATCTTTGAAAACTTTTTCTTTTAATTCGGGCATTGATCAGTCCTTGTTTTATTATTTATACTTGCAAAATAAGTTCATTTTTCCTATTGACTTTATATCCAAACCGGTTATAATAGGCCTTGCCGCCTTTGAATAACATATTAAGTGGTTTAACTGATATGTTCAGATTGATTAAAGACAGAACATAGACAAATCTAGTAGTCAAATAGGTATAAGTTGAGATACCAAAAAAGCCCGAATACATGACTGTTTCGGGCTTAATTATTATGTATCTTCTGTTAACTATCAGTGATAAAGGTGCCAATCTAATAATCCAGCAAGTCGACTATTAATTCGTATATAAATCTGCTTTAAAAGCTTGTTGCGAATCAATTCTACTTCTGGACAAGCTCCCGCAAGTGGATATCGTTCTTTACAGAGAAGTGTAGCTTTAACGGATTTCATTTAGCCGATCCTTAACTTGCTGCTCGGCTTGATGCCCGATTTGATCA